GGTGGAACAAAACGTAACAAGCGTAACAAGTTTGTAACAAAATTTTGTTACACGGAAACCGAGTGTGAGTAAGGCTCTGATACTACTACTACTACTTGTAACAAATGTAACAAGATAAACATACAGTCACATATGCGCGCTTGCATGTGGGTGCCCGCATGTGTGTGCGCAACGTATTTTTTTGTTACATTTGTTACATTTGTTACAAGTGGCGGCTTGCCTCGTTTTTTCTTGTTACAAATTTGTTACAACTTGTTACAGCCCGGATTTTGTTAACTATTCGTTGTAAACTCCATTTTTTGCAGAAATGTGATGCTAGTTTTGGGAGTTGACATTTTTTTTTGGTTTGGTATAGTTGAGTCAACATGAGGTTATATGACTGTCGGAGTTTACCATAGGCAAAAAACGCAAGACGCAGTTGAGATGCGCCGCAAATTTGCGCGTGCATATAACGGTATTTTGAGAGAGCGGTGGAAAACTGGCCGGCCAGTTGCGGGCGCGAAAGTGCAGGCCGCTATTCTTGCTGGTTTTGGTTTGGGTAGCTTTTCTGAGGCCGCGGCTTATAAGACGCGCCGCGTGATGGCAAGCCGGATGATGAGTGACAAAATTGTGATTGAAGAGTTGATTGCTCTGGGTTTAAAGCAGCATCCAGTTAATCGCGGCGAGTGGCTTTTAGCTGATTATTTACCGAAAGTTCAAACTGATATTGAGGATTTAGTTTAATGTCAGACGGTTCTCTTATTCCAACTTATCAGGTTAAGGACGAGGTGCCGACTTTACGCGGCGGGAAAAAATTACTTACGCCAAAGCAAAAAAGTTTTTTAGTATCTTTGTCGGAAAATGGTGATGCAAATTTGGCCGCGGCGGAAGCGGGGTATAAAAGCGCTTCCGAGGCTTTTGAAAGTGAAATAGTGGTTGCTGAGGCGGAGCGTATTCAGAATGCCTGGAGCTATGAGGTAAGAATGAACGCGCGCTTTGCGAGCGGTGAGCATATGCGCTTGATGGATAAATTTGAAACTGAATATGACGGATTGAAGGTTGCCGAAAAGCCGAAAATGGCGGCGGTGCTTGCTAAAATGAGTGATACAAGCTTGAAGGCTTCCGGCAAAATGAATCCGTGGGCGGGTGAGGGCGGCGCCTCGGTTCAAGTTCAAATAAATATTGGAGTTTCTCCTGCGCAAGATACTAATCCGAGCGCGGTGATTGAAATTAAGGCGGATAATGTCACTTAAAACGATTGTTTATAACGCAGCGCCAGTTGCAACTTTATTCCACAACTCAAAAGCCTTTGTGCGTGGTTTGCGCGGGCCGATTGGTTCGGGAAAATCAGTGGCTTGTTGCGTTGAGATGTTCAAAAAGTCGCGTGAGCAGGCGCCAAGCCCTTCCGGGATTAGAAAAACTAGGTGGTTAGTGGTGAGAAATACTTTGCCTCAGCTCGAAACTACAACAATAAAAACTTGGCTTGATTGGTTCCCAACAAAAGACTTTGGTAGAATGACGGGGAAGCCTCCATACACGCATTATATCAAATATGGCGACGTTGATATGGAGATTATTTTTATCGCGCTTGATAAGCCAGAGGATGTTAAAAAGCTGTTGTCCTTTGAGTGTACCGGAATTTGGTTTAATGAAGCGCGGGAAATTAACAAAGAAATTGTTGACGCCGCCACTGGCCGTGTTGGTAGGTACCCTTCTGCGAAAGATGGTGGGTGCACTTGGTCGGGGATTATTATGGACACAAACCCGCCTGATGATAGCCATTGGTGGTATAATTTAGCTGAGGAAAGCACTCCCGCTAATTGGGCGTTTTTCGCGCAGCCTTCCGGGCTTTCTCCTGATGCGGAGAATTTAGAAAACCTAAACCAGCCTTCAGATTATGGGAATATGAGTTTTGCCGAGCGTAGGGCGCAAGGTGCGGAATACTACACAAGGATGTTAGGTGGTAAAACCCAAGAGTGGATCAATGTCTATGTGCATGGAAAGTATGGATTTATCAAAGATGGCAAACCGGTTTATGATGCAAGTTGGAATGAGGATTTGCACGGTGCAAAATATGATATCGCTATTATTCCAACTGCCGAGCTCACTTGTGGGATTGACGCGAGCGGTAGGAATCCTGCGGCGGTATGGTTACAAAGAACCGCGATGGGGCAGATCCAGTGCGTGCACGAATTGGTTTGCGAGGGTATCGGCGCGGTGGCTTTCGCGGAATTGTTGCGCTCGGAAATAACGCGAATGTTTCCAAAAAACGAGATTGAATATTGGGGTGATCCAGCCGGGGCTTTTGGGAGTCAGAATGATGAGAAAACTTATTTTGATATTTTGCGGGAAAAGGCTGGGATTAGAATACGTCCAGCACCGACTAGCAACAAAATTGGCGAGAGGATACAAACCGTTGAATCGGTTTTACTACGCTTAGTTTCTGGCGGCATTCCTGCGTTTCTTGTGAGTAAGGCTTGCAAACTTTTGCGTCGTGGATTTAATGGTGGATATAAATACAAGCGCATGAGTGTGTCTGGTGGTGCGCGCTACGACGTAAAGCCGGATAAAAGCGTGCGCTTTGCGGATGTCCATGACGCCTTGCAATATGGGTTATTGGGTATGGGTGAGGGGAATAGAATGAAGGGTTTGGGTAAGAATAAAAATTCTGGCGCGATTACTGCAAAGGTGAGGGTGAATGTTTAAAAGACGTAACAAACAAGCACCGCCGGCGCCAATCGAAAACCAAAAATGGTATGTGGTTTTTTGCGACTCTGATGAAATTGGTTTACCGTTTCGCTGGTTTACGCGGGAGGGTTTCCGCCATTGTTTTTGCATTGCGGAATCTCCAACGGGTACGCTGATTATGAATTATACAGATTTTCATTGTGAGGTGAGAATGGGTTATAATCAATCAGCCTCAGATATGGCCTTTGGCTTTGTTAATGCTGGGTGCAAAGTTTTAGAAGTGCATACTGAAAAGCGCCGAGGTTTTAATTTACGCGGCTTTATTTATTGCGTTCCGTTAACAAAATCATTTTTAGGTTTGAGGCGTTGTTGGGCTATCACGCCATTTAGCTTGCATAAGTGGTTGAAAAAATGTAATTTGATTGTTATCGACTTAAATGAAATCACGGAGAAGGTTATGGGGAAAGTTGAAAAGCCAAAAGAAGATCCGGCATTAAAAGCCCAGCAGCAAGAAGAGCTCGCTCGCGCGCAGCGCACCGAAGAGCGCTTACGGCAAGATAGAATTGCCGGTGCGGATCGGGCTCGGCGCCAACAAACTGGTATTTTTTCACTGATCAGCACACCTGGTGGTGAGCTAGGAGCTCCAAAAACATTGTTAGGCGCGGGGAAATAGTATGGCAGAAGTGGTTGCAAAAAGAATTAGGCGTCAAGAGGCTGCGATAAAGCAGCGTAGCCAGTGGGATAACACCTATAAAGACGCTATGAAATTTACTGCGCAACACCGCGAAACGTATGATTATCACACGCCAGGCGAAAAGAAATATGATCGCATTTTTGACTCAACCGGCTTGGTTTCGTTGATGAAATTTGCTTCAAACATTCAAAGTGGCTTGGTGCCGCCGTTTAAAAAATGGGCAAAGTTGGTACCGGGTGCGGAGATACCGGAAGCTAACCGCGAAGCGGCGCAAAAGCAGCTTAACGCAATTACTGACACGTTTTTTAAATACCTACATAGCTCAAATTTTGATACGCAAATTAGCGAAAGTTTTATTGATTTGGGTTACGGCACTGGGGTTATGTTGCTCAATGAGGGTGATAGCGATAATCCGTTTAACTGGACGTCGGTTCCACTTGCGGAAGTTTCGTTTTTTGCTGGCCCGTTTGGTAAACCTCAAGATGTTTTCCGCCGCATCAAAATGCGCAAGGATAACATTAAGGGCACTTGGGCGAAAGCGAAGTTATTTAAAGGCACCGCATCGGCGGATAAAAAAGACGCTGATGAGGAAATTGAGGTGCTTGAGTCCACTTGCTTCAATGCTGCAACTGGCAAATATGATTATTATATTGATGATATAGCTAATGAGCATCAGATGTATCACGAAGCTATGACACGCTCGCCGTGGATTATTTTTCGCTGGTCAGTTATGCCTGGTGAAGTTTATGGGCGTGGGCCAGTTCTGCAAGCGCTGCCAGATATCAAAACCCTTAACAAGGCCGCGGAAATTTTGCTACAATCTGCAGCTTTAAAATCAATCCCGACATTTATGGCGGCAGATGATGGCGTGATAAACCCGCATAATATTGAAATTAACGTTGGCACGATAATTCCTTGCGCGGCGTTTGGGCCAGGTGGCCCGCCAATACGCGCGCTCGAAGTTGGTGGAGATGTGAATTTGAGCCAATTTGTGATGGAAAAATTACAAGCGCGCATTGAGGATATGATGTTTACAAACCCGCTTGGTGATGTAAATTTACCGGTGAAATCTGCCACTGAGCAAAGTTTACGTGCGCAAGAGTTGGCAAACCGGATTGGTTCTGCGTTTGGACGCCTGCATTTTGAGTGCGTATCTGAGATTTTTAATGGTGGTTTGCAAATTCTTGAAAAGAAGGGCTTACTTCCAGTTAGTTTAAAAGATGTTAAGGTGGATGGAAAGATTATAAAACTTGCTTATCAGTCACCACTGGCGCAGGCACAAGATGAGGATGAGGTTATTAATTCAATCCGTTATGTGCAAACTATGCAACAAACAGTTGGCCCGCAATTCTTGCCACTATTTGTAGATTTAGACGCTTTTAATGTGCTGATTAGTGATAATATGGGTGTTGAAAAATTACGCCCAACGGCTG